TACTGATATTTGGCGGTATGTGCAAATATTGCACTAAGTGCGTGGGCCGGAGTGGCTGAGTGCTGCAATGGCATCCACGAGCTTGTCGATGCTTTCCTGTTGCTTCCTGATTATTTCGAGGCATTCCTTCACTCCCTCGCTGTTGGTGGCCGTGGCTCCGTCGCCTACCGCCTGACTGCTGTGGGAGCCGTTGGAGGCTGAGTTTTCTACTAACATTGTGCCCTCACCGGTTAGAAGCCAAACCTTTGATAAGTCTTGGTATTTATTCAAAATCTTATCAATAGCCTTTGTACCTAAATCGCTTTTACCTTTTCGCGCTTGATTAAGCAAGCCAACAGAAAGCCCACAATCACGTGTTACCTGATTGTCGTTCAACTGTTTGGCTTCCATGTACATTGAAAACCTATCAATCTTCCTTTCCATAGCTTTTGTTATTATTTGTTAAACCATTGATAAAATATCAATATAAGCATTGAATATATTGATAAAATATCTATCTTTGCACCCGTAAACGTACAACGACTAACGGAATACGTTGCAAAAATAAGGAAAAATCGAGTAAGTAACAAATTAAAAACGAGGAAAATGGAAGAAAAATCAAAATCGGAGCTTATGTACTTCCTTGAGGTGCATTGCAAGCGGAGCAACAAGCTTGGGGATGCCGTGGGTGACGTGGTGAAAGGGAAGCTACGCAATGTCATTATTAAGGATTACGCTTTGCCGGAGGTGATAAAATGGATAAATACTGTTATCGACGCAAAGCGTGAGGAATTTCCACGGTGTAACGGTGGGAGACTTGCTATTTTTGAGTATGAAGAAGTGTATCATGCGCACCCATGCAAGCGCGGGTTCATACAATTCTACGCAAAGGACAATGCCGACTCTGCGGACGTGACGGTTGGCTTCACACCTTGCGAGGAGCTATGGTTTTAACGGAGCCGCTGCTGAGCAGCGGCCTACGGAACGGAAAAGTAACAGGTAAGTAACAAATTAAAAACGAGGAAAAATGAATTTGAGCAAGAAGAAAGTTTCTCAGGTGGTGATTCAAAATTGCTGTGACGGGAGCATCTGCTACTGCATGAGATTCTACTCTTCGAAGAAGAACGCCATGAAGGCGATTGACGTTGACCTCGCCGTGCCAATGCCGGGAACAAGGGTGAGAAAAGCGGATGATGACCTTTGGATGGAGGTGAGCCTGCCAAACACTAGTTATGACGAGACGGCCTACCTCTATAAAGGAACGGAATACGTTGGCAACGAGAACAAGGCGTTCAACTGGCTGATTGTGGAACACGAGGTGGATCCGGTGTTTTTCTGCCATCCGGGGAGGAGAACGGAACGGGCCGCCGCTCAGCAGCGGCCTACGGAACGGAAGAATACAATGACGAGGCAAAAAATTAAGGAAAGGAAACGAACATGGAGATTTTGACATTGGCGCAAAAGCGCAAGAAGGAACGTGACAGCGTTCTGATGAGACTGTATGAGGAGCTGAGACGTGAGAACCCCGATGCAAGCCGCTCGGCCGTGGAGCGTACTGTGGCCCGTGAGATGGCGAAGAGGGGTTATGACCTCACTACGCGTGTGGGTGTGCACAAGGCGTTGGCCAAGGTGCTGCTGCAGGAGAGCAAGAAGGACTGAAAGGAGGCGCGCTATGATGGAGAAGATTATGATCAAGATGGACGCTGTCACGCGTGCCGCTCTTGTGCGCACCGTGCGTGAGGCTATGACGGAGACGCTGGAGACGACGCGTGAGGAATGGGTGACGGGTGACGAGCTGTGCAAGCGGTGCTCGATGATCACGAAGAGCTGGCTGAAGCAGTGGGGCTACCTGGTGCCGCGGGAGCGCATCGAGGTGACGGAGAAGGACGGGAGCGTGAAAGCGACGCGCTGGGGCTATCCGCTGCACAAGATCCTGCGGCTGGTGATGAACCATGAGCTGCGCTACTTAGAGGACACGGGATGTGAAGGACAGATTAAGGACTAAGAAAGGACAGGCTTATGGCAAGGAAACAATCGACACACGGCTATGAGCTGGAGCTGAAGCGGCTCATCAAGGCGAGGACGGGCAAGGACTCGGAGCCGTGGCTGCTGCCTCAGATAAGGAGCACGGCAAAGAACGAGGTGATGCTTGACAAGATTGCCGAGGAGCTGGAGAAGGAAAAGTCGCTGATCTCCATCGTGACAGGCAGCCAGGGGCAGACGAAGAATGAGGTGAACCCGCTGATACCGCACTTTGACCGGCTGAACAGGACGCTGATGATGCAGTTCGAGGCCCTGGGGCTGAACTACAACACGACACCGAGCAAGGTGAGCGAGAGCGCGAAGCCGGGCGGCGAGGAGGACGACGTGCTGGCAAAGACGCTGGAGATATAGAAGTTACAGAGACAATAGAGACTATAGAAACAATAGACAAATAGGAAAGACTATGAAAGGACTGATAAGGATGATTATTGAAGACTACCGCAAGGAGGGCTTCACAAGGGAGGAGTGGATTGTTTACGGGCTAATAGGGCCGGTGGCGCTGATAGTAGTGCTGTTGGCTGCCGAATGGCTGGAAACTACTGTTTGAAAAGGTGTTACAGACAAAAGAAAACAATAACAACTAAAAGCAAAAAAAAAACTATGGAAATAACAGGAAGGATTTTTGACGCGCTGCCTGTGGTCACGGGCAACGGACAGAACGGTGAGTGGAAAAAGCAGGGCTTCGTGCTCCAGACTACGGGGACGAACCCGCAGTATTTCTACTTCGAGGTATTTGACGGCAAGGAGGGCAAGCTTGCCCGCTACGACATCCGCAAGGGCGGCGACTATACGGTATGGTTCGACGTGCGGGCGCATGAGTATAACGGCCGCTGGTACAACCAGGTGATGGTGAAGGACGTAAGGAAGGCTACCAACGGGTAAGGAGGCGCATCGTGGAAGACAGGACAAGACAACCGGCGGGCGCGCAGCTTCCTGACCCTGACGCTGTGAGGACGGAGCGTGACGCGCGCTATTATGAGAGCTTCGTCTTCGATGCCAGCGTGGACTATCCCGACTCGATGTTCCTCTTCATGTTCAAGGGCGTGAAGTTCTCTCCTCTGGGCGGCATTCAGGCCATCACGGGCCAGAAGAAGAACGGCAAGACCTTCTTTCTGGAGATGCTTGTGGCGGCAGCCTTGGAGCCTGACGCCGAGAACGTGAGGTCGCGGCTGAAGGGTCTGGAGCTGAACCCCGACGCCGTGAGGGCGAAAGGCCATCCGCTGACGGTGATGTATGTGGACACGGAGCAGGAGCCCATCAACACGTCGAGGCTCACCAAGGGCGTGAACTGGCTGACGGGGTACCCGGCGCTGAGCAACCATCCGCGGCTGCACGTGCTTCGTCTGCGCAACATGCCGAGGGGGGGCGACGTGCCTACGGAGCGCATCAACGTGATAGACTACTGGGTGGCGCGCTGGAACCCGGACGTGATTGTCCTGGACGGTCTGCGCGACGTGGTGCACGACTTCAACGACAACGCCGAGAGCACCGCCATCATCAACCGCCTGATGAGCCTGGCAGAGGAGCGTAACGTGTGTATCTGGAACGCGCTGCACTACAACCCACGTCCGGGCGCCGACGACATGAGCAAGATGCGCGGGCACTTGGGCACAGAGCTCGGCAACAAGGTGACGGACACGTTTGTGAGCTCGAAGAGCAAGGATGCCGGTACCGGGGTGGTGACGTTCAAGGCCAAGCAGACGGACGCGCGCAGCAAGGACGTGCCGGACATTCCCTACGAGGTGACCACTGAGACGGACGGCGACCTTGAGATAGCCGTGCCCCGGATCATCGACGACGATCCGCTGACGGGCGACGCTCCGACACCACCGGCTCCAAAGAACAGCGGAGAGCTGACCATCGACGACATTGCCAATGTGCTGTATGCCTCGATAGGAAAGTTTGAGTGGCCAAATAGCAAGAATAATATTAAGCAGCTATTCACAGGTTGTGGTCAGGCACAACGGCAGCGGTATGTTGAGCAGGCCATTGAGGGGCATATTCTGATGGAAGACAAGAACGGCAAGAGCGTGGGCGGACATAAGCCTTGGAGACTGAACCCGAAACTAAACCCGTATAATGACGAATTGTAAAGATATTTTCTTTTGGAGGTTAGTTGGACTCAACCCTACCCCTATATCCCCTACAGTCCAACCCCTGCGAGTCCAACTGATTTGTCAAAAATCTTCGCATAGGCACTGCGTGTATTGCCCCGCGCTGAGGGGAAGGCGCGGGGGCAGACATGCCCGCAGCTGCCGGGCGGCTGGCTGGCGGCCCTCGCGCGCGCACTATCTGCCTATTACAGACTGACACCTGCGACGGATTTTGCTCTGATGGAGCTGACGCCGCGAAAAGGATGGGAGATAAGACGATGAAAATAGACAACCTGACACTGCAAAGGATTAAGGAGGCCGCAAACGTCGTTGACGTGATAGGCGACTTCTACGAACTGAAGAAGAAGGGGCAGGACTACCAGTGCCTGTGCCCGTTCCACAACGACCGGCACTTAGGCAGCTTTGTTGTCAGCCCCAGGCGCAACAGTTACACGTGCTTTGCCTGCGGAGCCCATGGCGATGCCATTGAGTTTCTGATGAGACATGAGCGACTGACGTTCTTCGAGGCCGTGGCGTGGCTGGGGAAGAAATATGGAATTGATGTGGAGGGCGGAGAGCGGTTCACGCCCAAACCTGCACGGCCAAGGAAGGCGGCGGATAAACTGCCGATGCTGACGCTTGACTTCAGTATGGTGAAGGCAAGGCTGGACACCCGTGGTGACCGGCTGTGTGACTGGATAAGGAGCCTGCCATGGAACGATGAGCAGCGGGCACGGATCGAAAAGGTGCTGAGAGGCTACGGCGTAGGGCATGCGAGGAAGGGTGAGGGATATACTATCTTCTGGCAGATTGACGACTTAGGCAAGGTGAGAACGGGGAAGTTCATGCTGTACAGGCCGGACGGACACCGTGATAAGGACACACCCTATAACTTCACCTGGGCACACAGCATGCTGGAAAAGGCCGGGAAGATAGACATGAGCAAGGCCGACCTGCACACCACGCTGTTTGGCATGCACCTGCTGAACTTCCATCCAACGGCGGCGGTGAACATCGTGGAGAGCGAGAAGACGGCACTGCTGGCAAGCATCATGTGGGGGCACCCCGAGAAATGGATATGGATGGCCAGCGGTGGCCTGTCGATGCTCAATGCCTCGAAGCTCAAGCCTATCATCGACCAGGGCAGACAGGTGTATATCTACCCCGACCGTGACGGTGTGACGGCGTGGAAGCAGCAGGCCATGGTGATAGGCTACAAGAGGCTGACGGTTGACACCCGATACCTCGACGGCTACTGGCGTGACAAGGACGGACAGAAGGCTGACATCGGTGACATCATCGTGAACAGTCTGAGCGAGCCGAGAACCAAAAGCACCCAGGTATCTGCCATGCCGACACCGGTCTATAAGAGCAAGATCGAATTAGCAGCCGTGGCTCTCACTGATCTGTGCAAGCGGAACCCGTGGGTGGAGGTGTTGAAGAATAAGTTTAATTTAGAACCTGTATCAATAGAACAATGCAACAAACCGAAAAGTTCAAAGTAATTAATACCAAGCTGTCGCCTGAAGCCTTCGATAAATTCTACAGGCTGGCCGACAAGCTGAAGATGAAGCCTTACGAGATGCTTCAGATGTGTGTTGATACGCTTATCCGCTACATGGATGACCGTTACAACCTTACCCCGGAAATGGAGAAGATCATGGCGGTATTCGAGGATATGACGGGATGGAAGCAGGCATTCAACCTTGCCGATCCATACGCCAAGCCACAGATTGTAGAGTCGACCTACTACCTAAGCAGCAACGGCAAGAAAGGCACCAGGGCGGTGCATGTGGAACGTCCGTTCTTCGGCAACTTCAAGCAGACCTGCAACGTGCCACAGATCTTTGACCGCACTCTGGAGTTGCTTGTACCCAACCTCTACCGACGGCTAAGGATGCTGTGCGTGGAGAATGACTGCCACTCGGTGTTGGAACTGTTGCAGACGATGGTGGATGCCCAGAGCATCATCGACCTCAATCATGAGGAAGTACGTAAACAGTTTGAAGACTGCAACAGAGCAGACAACAACAAGCCGCTGGAGTATGGTGCCAGAACCAAACGAGTGAAGCACTATGATACAGAGAACATGCCGAAGATAGACTTCGACCCATACACGATCCAATAGGATATTGACCATGCACGGAAAGGAATACATTAAGCTGATGAACTCGAAGGAGTGGAGACAGCTGCGTGCTGCCAAACTCTCAAAGGATCCATACTGTGAGGAATGCCTAAAACGCGGTGTGCATCGCTTCGCTTCAGTGGTGCATCACAGGGTTGAGGTAGAAAGCGGCCTGTCTCCTGCCGATTGCAAGCGTCTGGCCTATGACATGAGCAATCTTGAGAGCGTTTGCCCTCAGTGCCACCGAGAGATACATAAGAACCGAAAGACATGGGGAAAGGACAACCATCTGAGGCGTGAGCAGGAAAGACTCAGCCAGTGGAAAGCCAGACTGACTGGCGGCAATGATGTGAAACCTCCATGACACGAGACCCCGGGGGCCGTTTTTTATTTCGATGCCTAGATGCCTCCAAATCACTCAGCCCTTGTTAGAAATGGGAGGGGGAATTTTGAAAAAGTGGTTTTTGAACGGCACGGGGATGGATGTCCTTGGAGCAGTTGGGAGATGATGTGAGCAGTTGGGAGATGATGTGAGCAGTTGGGAGATGATGTGAGCAGTTGGGAGATGATGTGAGCAGTTGGGAGATGATGTGAGCAGTTGGGAGATGATGTGAGCAGTTGTGAGATGGCGTATCGCGAGTGCAGAAAAAGCGAGTGGAAAGTTACCGGGGACTGATTAAAGGCTTGTCGTGTGGGGTGTGAGACGTGGAGTCGTTAAGTGCACGAAGATGGCGGTTCCTCCCATCGAGGCTTATTCCCCACGAGTAGCGGAATAGATTTTCGGGCTTTTTGCGTGCTTCGTGCGAAAGACAGAAAAATTAATAGAACTAAAATTACAGATTATGAAATTATTCAGATTCGGAAGAAAGAGAGCCAGCGACAGGCTGGAAGCTATTGTGGAAGATTTGCCGGATAGTCCGGCCTTGTGGCTTGTTGTCATCCAGCGGTATGACACGGGTAACGTGACGAGTGAGGCGGTGTCGGCTTCGAGCGCGTTGGAGGCTCTGCGGCTGATAAGCTGCCGTTACAAGAAGATGAGGAGGAACCATGACTATGGTGTGATGAACATTTCCAGGCTCTGAAGAAAGTCAACATACGTGTGCGACAATGAGCTTAACAAAACAATTGAAAACATTTAAACTACAAAAAACAATGAACATCATTAAGAAATATTTTTCGCAGGAGGCTCGCTACAGGCGTACACTGCAAGCTGACATTAAGCGTCTCGACACACTACGCCGGTTAGCTGACAAGGCTATTAACGTGACGTATAAGGGCGACGGCATATGGTTGACCATTGACGGCACGCCCACCTTTCGAGTCACTAACGACAGTGACATCAATGCCCGGACGATTGCTATTTCTCAGGTAGACATGTTCGTTAGGGAGCTTCGTGAAAATTGGATAGGAGCTCACAAGGACGACCTACCTGGGCAACGCTTGTAAGGTGATGGATTCCATGGATGTGATGGATTGTTAAGAAAATATTTACTAATTAAGACTAAAGACTATGCCGAAAAGGAATTTTGTGAATATCAGGTTGCCGTTAGAGCAGCCTGACTGCTGCCAGGAGTGCCCGCTTCTGGGAAAGATACCTCAGGATTTTGCAGGCCGTCCTAAGGGCAGCTATGAGACTCTGATATGTTTGGGCACGATGGACGCGATGAGTCTGCGGCAGAGCAAGGTTCGCGCGAGCAACCGAGACGTGAAGCATCCTCTTCACCGTTACTGTGACCGAATGTGGCCTGCCTGGGTAAACCTGGCGCGTCAGGAGCTGCCGATAAGCATTCAGAACTACAATATGTTCCGCATTCCGTTTGTGGCTGCGATGCAGCCGATGATAAAGTTTCACACAGCGGGTCGTCCGAGCCGTTCTGAGAATGCGGTGCTAGAGAGTAAGAAAGAAGACAATGACTTTTTTGACTGAAATAACTATGACAAGGTTAACAGAAAAACAGCGTGTATGGATTCGCGGGGTGAAAGACCGTGGTCGAGTGGTTATTTCCTCTTTGGAAAAACTGGGTGGGGTTAACGAGCATCATCTGAAGGGTTCCGACAGTGACTGTATTTATTATATCGACGGGCGGGGCAATATAAACTGTTGCTTTGACCCGTTGGGTGATGAGCCACAGAGTGAGCTCGTGACGTTGGTTGACTACATAAAGGCATCGTGCGTGGAATCTTTTTTGCCCCCGGAGAGCCGCGCGCCTCTGCCGGATGTCCGTTGGCGTCCGAAAAAGGGCGAGAAGTACTGGACCATGAATGTCTTCTTCTGTGAGCGCACCTTTACGGGTGATGAAGAGGACAGAGAGTGTATAGCTCGTGGCGGGAGCTTCCGGGACTGGGGTGTCGTGCGCCAGGTTTATGACAGTTTCTGCCGATATATCAACATTGAACCAAAGAATAAAATAGAATAGACAGTTATGGGAAAAATACGGATTGTGAATCAGAAATCGGCAGGGGCTAAAGTATCTGCTGAGTTCCTCTCTAAGCTTGAGGACTCAATGAGCCGCTCGTCCGGCTTTTTTAAAATAGTTTGTGGCATCGGCAATAATGCCGCCTGGATGTTCGTACTGGAAGCTTGGGATCATCTGCGCGGCCTGGACTTGCACCGCAGAGTGAGCGGAGGCAACAGCCTGGGCGGTGAATTCCGCCGTGTCTTCAAGGCTTTTGAGCGTTATGAGCGTGGTCTCATATATGCGGACAGAAACCGTTTCTTTCGGCTTTCAGACTTGAGCCCGGAACAACGGAAGCGTTGGGGGGTGATAAGTGACCGAGATTATTATGACATGTGGTCATCGATAGGCGCGAAAGTGTACACTGATCAGCGTTTGTTTGCGACGTGCCTTGTGAACAAATACCGTCTGCTGTATGAGCGTAATGAAGTGAGCGGAGCCCTCTCGAAGGCGTGGGGTGTTAGTGCTCTTCATGGGTTGTTCTTTGCCGTGGAGTCCTACCGTTCGGCTCTTCGTACCGTGACTTCAAATGTGCCCGGTTTGGACCGTTCCGCGATAGAACGGATATTCCGCGGTTTTTCGTTGGAGTCTATAGCTCGGATGTGGTTTCAGTGTCTGCGCGATTTAGATTCGTCAGCGCTGATGTTGGGTCTTGATGGTGTAAGTGACAAGAATATCGGTCAGAGCATCGAGCAGCTTCAGGAGTCATGGTTCAGTGCGAGCAGCTTCAGGTCAGGTCTTTCAGGAACGTTGGAAGGTTACGCTGACCTATTCCGTACTCCTGGCGAAATGAAGAAGGCCTTGCGTGCGGCAGACTCCTTCTCAAGTGAGCTGGAGAAGGAGGAGCAGGCTTCAGCGAGTAATCTTCAAGGATAAAAATGCTTGATTTATAGAAGTTTTAGAAAGAATGCGATTAGACGAGGATAATCCGGTTATGGAAAATACTCAGGAACTGGGACGAAAACGCGCCGTCTGGAACAGTCTTAGAGTCTCTCTGGAGTGCGATAACGGCAGGTTGGAGTTTCTCCGAGAAGTGGACGAACGGCTGTACAGTTATTTTCTAGATTTATCGTCCAGTACCTGGGACGACGGAAGCGACTGCAACACCCGTCACAACTACTATGAGCTGTGCGGCGGTCTGCGTTTTCTCCGTTTTTTGAGTGTTTATGAGTTCGATGTGGATAAAGTCCGTAAGGTGATACGCCTTCGGGAGGGGGTATGGGAGTTGCGTTCCGGTCATTGGCATCATGTGCGTGGCGGCATCCCCCAGCCGACGTTAAAAGGCAATACTTTTTTCCGTTGGGAACCCTTCCAGGTGTTCGTGTTGGCTTCGGTGTTCGGTTTCTACTGTTGGGTTGATACAGGCGTATCGGCCTCGGAACGTCCGTTAGGAGCCACGGAGTGTGTGAGAGGTGGCCATATCTATGACCGTCGCCGTTTGTGCACGAGTTTTACGATGTTTGCTCCGAGAAAGGTTGACAAGACCGGGATGAGCGCCTACATTCAGTTGGTATTCTTTTTGATGGAGGATTATAATTCGGAGATATACTGCTGTGCGAACAGTGCGGACCAGAGCAAGACGCTTTTCAAGCGTACTCGCGGGATGGTGGATTACCTGAACCATCCTCGCCGTTTCCATGTGACGGCTACAGCTATAGACTGGGAGGATAAATATCGTGACAGTCACAATTCGATGATTGTGCCGTTGACAGCTGGTGGAAAGACTAAGGATGGTCTTCAGGCTCAACTGTGCTGTGCTGATGAGTATGGCAGCGCTGCATGGGTGAAGTCTCATTCGGACATGAAGAGTCTTGTGGATGTGATAGAATCATCGATGGGCCCGAGACGTGAGCCACTGACTTTTATTACGACGACGGCGGGCAATATCACAGATGGTCCTTTCGTACAGATACTGGACGGGCTGCACCGGATTATGCAGGCTGAGGGTGCGCGTATGGTTGATGGGGTGCATGGGGGTGATGGGGTGCATGGGGGTGATGGAGTCCTTCTTTCTCCCGAAGACAGGACGATGGGTCTGCTGCTGGAGCCGGATGCGTGGGAGCGTGATGAGGAGTCTCTGCTTAGCGGCAAGTCGGTGAGGAGAAAGATAAATCCGATGCTTGGGAAGATTGTCCATGAGAGCTTCTATGAAGAGGGTGCCGCAAAGGTGAGGCGTGAACCGTCATATATTACGGAGTATGTGCCGAAATACATGAACGTATATCGCTCAGGCAGCGTAAAGGAATGGATAAGTCCGGAGGAGGTACGCCGCCTTCAGGAACCGCGCCGTATAGAAGACTGCAGGCGCGATTCCGGGTGGATTATCTTTACGGGTCTGGACTTTTCATTAGGCGATGACCTTCATGCTGTGAGTTATTTGTGTTTCAACACTCGCAGCGGTACCTTCTTTGCCGATATGGACAGTTGGCTGAGTGAGCACGCATTGGAAAGTTCTCCACTGCGTGACGTGTTCCGTTCCTGGGTGAGTTCGGGCTGGCTTCATGTGTCTCCAGGCGAGACTCTGGATCCGTTGCTCCCGGTAGGTCGGATAGCATCATTGAACGAAACGGGTCTGTATGACTTTGTTACTTTTCACTATGACCCCTTCAAGAGCAAGCAGCCGATAAACGCTCTGTGTGAGTATTTCTATAACTACGCTGCTCAAAGAGGGCGTCGGATGGACCCCGGTCAGTACATCCTCCCCTGCCGCCAGAACTACGCGACGTTTAATCCTCTGGTTAATGAGTTGGACTTTTTGATTAAGAGCAGTCCGTCTCTGATAAGGTTTTCTATGAACCCGATGTGGCCGTGGCAGGCCGGCAATATGGTTTTGGACACCAGCTCGGACGGTATGGACAATCATAAGCCCGTGAAGCGTGGCGGCAGGGAGAGCGGAAGCCGCGAAAACAAGATCGACAACTGGATATGCCTGTTGGAAGGTCTGGCCGGTTATGACCGCTTCCAGGGTCGTGAGCATGAGAATATGGGAATGAATATGAACGAAAAACAAGAGAATTTATGAAATTATTCGGTAAGTTTGAAGATTTGCGCAGGGAGCACACTTACGAGGTGAATGTTGTAAACAACGAAAGTTACGGCACGGATAGCCTTGAGGTAGGTACAGGCTCGCTGTGGTGGGACAGTTCCCCGGTGACGATAGAGTCGAAGTGCGATAACTACGAGGATGTTATTATAGAGAGCCGCTGCACGTTGAATTTTGTTACCGAGCGTCTGCTAAGCGGTTTGTTTTCCACTGATGTGATGGATACTACCGTAGAAGTGAGGAGTGAGGTTGGTGTTCTTTTTCGCGGTTATGTAGAGCCTCGCACTTACAGCCAGGCTTATGACGATGAGACGAATTCTCTTTCTATAAACTGTATAGACTGTCTGACAGCGTTGAAGTCACTTCCCTTCCGGGATGTGCGCAGCCGTGGAGATTATGAGTCGGCTATGAAGCTCAGCGGTATGTCGAGCATGAGGAGTCTTCTGCTTGAATCGCTGTCGAAGAGTTGTGTTAAGGGTGGCGTCTATTACGACAACAGCAAACAGCCAGCAAGCGGTGATGGGTTGTTGCTGGACGTTCTTATGGTGAATGAGAGTTTGTATTTGGGCAGCAGTTATGAGGATGTGAAGAGCTACTACGACGTTGTATCCGATTTGTTGCGTTATCTTGGTCTTCATGCTGCCATGTGGAACGGGAGTGTCTATTTATTCAGTCGTGAGAGTCTGTTGCATGATACCCTCCACTGGTCGCTATTGGGCGGCGAGGAGAGTAGCTCGGAAGTCAGTCAATGGTGTGGCGGTGAGTTGTCGACGGAGCATTTAGGGGGCACCGACGGCAATGTGGAGTATGGCGAGGTTTTTAATCAGGTAGCCTTGGCCATCAGTCCCCGCAGTAGCGAGACGATAGTTCGCAGTCCCCTGGAGAGCGGTGGGACCGTTCCCTCGATGGGGGGCAGGGTCACGTATCTTACGGAGTATGCTGTCGACGGCGTTGGTATCAGTGCGGCTCGCAGCTTCTACTCGCTGGTAAAGAGTCACACGGACGACAAGTATGACGGCGAGAAGGTGTGGAAGGATACGATGATACGCCCCATGCGGAACATTTACTGGAAGATAGGTCGTGGGAGCGGTCCGGGCAGTTCCCCGGTTGAATGGACGACATTAGGCGACAAAGATTCAGAGTCAATGACGGACCGTTTAGGCAGTGGTCTGGGCGCAATGCTTCTACAGGTTGGAGAGATAGACCACAAACCCGGTAAGGGTGACAACAGCAAGCAGACCAGCGTGAGCATGAGCACGCAGTTGGTGATAAGTGTGAACGGCAATAAGGATGACAGTAGTCCTCGTCCGACGGATGAGGATATCATGAACTCTATGCCTCTGATGAGCTATGAGAATGGTGACGTGGCGGCGGTGTACAGTCCGACGGACAAAACGATGAGGGCTTATCTTGTTATAAGCGGGAGCCTTGTGTTGTGTCCCATTATGACGACTCCCTTTACGGTAGAGTCCGTCCGCAGTTACGCCGATGGTGACAGCTTCTACCGTGATTTTGCCTACGACAACGGTAACACCGACGTCGGAAATTTCGCGAAAGTGTTTGCAGAAACGGTACCGAGCCGCGGCAACGGCGATGGCCGGTATTTGAGTTTTGAATGGTGGAGAGGCAGTCAGCCGTCCGGGACCCGTACAGGTTTTATCGGCGATACCGGAGACGGTCCGGAACAATACGAGTACAAGAGCCAGGACGGTAAGGACACCATGAGTAAGTTTGACGTGCTGTGGTGCATGCTGAGGATAGGCGACCAGGTACTCGTGGAGGATAAGAGCAAGTCTGGCGAGCTTAGTGCCTTCAGTTGGCAGCAGTACAAGAGTCTGTCGGACTGCGGGAATGTTGTGGATGAGTATCTGAGGCAGACCTTTACGATAGGTATAGACCCGAAGATAGGTGACAAGATGATAGGCCAGGAATTCAGTATCGGTACCAACTTCGACTACACGACAAATATCAGCGCAAGTGAAGGTATGGCCATCCCCCTGCCCTACGATAATCATCTTCATGGGGTGCTAAGGCTTGAGATATTAGGTATAGACAACGGCCCGTGGACGGACTATCACAAGACGCGCCATGCGACCATGTTCCGTCACAGCAAATGGAGTACGGATGAGGTTCCTCTGATGGCCCACGTAAGCAGTGTTATCGTCCGGAATTTTTCTATAAAGTTTTACAGCGACGGCACAGACAGTGACGATGACACCGACATCGTGTACCTGAGCCGCTGCACAGACCGCTATATAAACAAGAAAGAGATAACGGGCAGCATTATTCATAGTGGTTTTACTGGGTCAGAGGTGAATGCTTACAATCTGAACAATAAGATATTAAAGAGTACGGTGTGTGATTCATCCGGCGACGCGGTGCTGCTGATTAAGGATATCTACAGCGGAGAAACGGGTAAACCGGAATGCCTTTACGTAAATGCTCTATGGCGCCGTCTCCACGCTCCCTATCGGATACTGACTCAGAGTGTGCGTCCTGCGGTAGTGTCCCCATTCGGCCGGTACCATGTGGAATCTTTGGGTCAGTCGATGAATGTGCTGTCGTACAAGTGTAATCTTGGGGATGGAGTGTGCAAGGTGAAGCTGATTTAGAGGATATAGAAGGGATAGCGGCTATAGAGTGGATAGCTTCTATAGGGTAAGCCTGAGATGGGAGAAAGTCCGGATAGTGAGGGACGTTTATCCCTTCTTTATTTTTGACCAAATGATAGATATTGACATTGTAAAGAAAAGGCGCGGCGCATCCGCAAATACTGCTCCCGGGAACCAGGCTGTGGCTCCCGGTACAACAGATTATGCTGTCAGGTCCGGTCATGCTGATATGGCAGACAGGGCCGAGCGCTCCGGTGTTTCGGACAATGCCATTCATGCTCAAAGCTCGAAGGAACTGGATAGCAGTTCGAGTGTGTGGCAGAAACTCCGTGAAATGTTCGGCGACTTGTCGGACAAGTACCTACGGAAAGATGTGGACGACACAGCCTCGGGGCTGATAAGCTTCCTTAAGGGTCTCTCGGTTGGAGGTGCTGGGAAGTACGGGATTAGCAAGGAGGGTGTGGGGAATCTGCTACAGATACTCGCAGACAGCGGGGTTATCGCACAGCTGACCTCTGAGGAGGCGAGCATCAGGAACCTCACGGTGACGGGGGCTGCGCACTTCTTCCGGCTTGTCATTGACGAGATAAAGGCATCGGGAGGGAGCGTACTCGTGACGCCTGCCAATGGGTTCAAGGTGGCGAAGGTGGAGAAGGACGGTGACGACTACAGACTCTATTTCCGGGCTGAGGACGGAGAGAGAGCCGTGACAAACAAGTGGAAGGTGGGGATGCAGGCCGTCTCGATGAGCTTCAATGCAGCGAAGGGCGAGAGCATGGAGGCAGGGAACCACTACTGGTGGGCACTCGTTACGGCTGTATCGGCCGAGGCCGTGAGTCCTGAGTGGGACTCGGAACACAGATACCATTGGGTGGAGGTGAGCAGTACGGACAGGGCCTACGGGAGCACGGTGCCTCAGACGGGTGACGAGGTGGTGCAGTTAGGCTACCGCATACAAGGGGATGATGACCCGGAGCTCAGGACCTATACGGACGGGGACGGGACGACACACCAATACTGTCCGCTGCAATCGGCCATTTATCTGAGCGCCTACGACTCAATAGATAATGGGCTTGTGGCACCATTTTTGGCCTTCTACCGGGGTGTTAATGACTTCGATTTGGGGAGCCACAGAAAAACCTACTTTGACGCTGCGCGTAATATGCTTGTGGGGGATGTGTACAACATCTCCTCGATGATAGAGGATGTGGTGCTGAGCAAGCCTGTGATTGGCTACGAGATACGGTGCACGGTGAGCGGAGTGGCGTCGGAGTCGCTGAACCTTGACACGCTGAGGGCCTCGGACAACAAGTATATAGTGTTCGGCTTCTACAAGCACGGAGAGGCCTACGCCGCACCCCGTGCCACGATAGGTTGTTACGACAAGGACGGCATGTTGCAGGGGGAGCTTATATACATCACAGATGCGTTCGGCAGTGTGCTGAGCGCGGGGGATATACACCTACAGTCGACGACAAAGACCATCGTATGCACACTCTATGACTCCACCGGGACGATGGTGAAGGAGAGAGGCGTGAGCGTGGTGAGGGACGGAGCGAAGGGCGTGGATGCCTGCTATATCCGTGTGACCTCGACAGCGGGGCCGGCCTACAAAAATCATGTGATAAACACGACGCTGGAGTGCCACGTGTATCTCGGAGCAGAGGATGTGACAGACCGCTGCGCTGGTGCAGGATTCGCGTGGTATTATGGCGACAGCACGACGGCCTACTCCACGGGGACGAACACGATAACGCTGAGCGAGCGGGAGGAGAGTCACGACGCCTCGAAATGGCGGTGCGTGTATGAGGGAGAGGTGGCACCGAAATCGTATGTGCTGAGCTACGGAGGAAAGAACGTGACCTATGGAGGAAAGATGCTGACGTATAGCGAGGAGACATAGGGGGGATAGAAGCTATAGGGGCTATAGACGCTATAGGGGAAATGGGGGCTATGGGGTTTATGGGGGATATATGGGGGTAGACGCTATAGAAGAGATAGAAGTTATAGAAAGAAAAAGATATGGAAGATACATTAGAATTACAAGCAGGGAAGAATATCTCACTGAACGTGGAAGATGACAAAATAGTCATCTCTGGAAAAGACAGTGTTACGGTGGTGGACCCGGCGCTGAGCGCCACTTCCACGAATCCCGTCCAAAATAAGGTTGTCAAGGCTGCCTTGGATGGAAAGCAGGACAAGCTCAAGGCGGGGACAGGCATCACCATCAACGGCGGCACCATCTCAAGCACAGCTGCGGTAGACACCGCCGCCGCAAGGGAGGCAGCGGCCAAGGCCAACGCTGCCGCCGACAACGCCAAGGCCGACTATGTAGGCACGGATAACTATGTCTATCATTGGGACTCCGAGGCGGGAGCTTATAAAAAGACCAGCCAGTACGTGAAAGGCGAAACGGGAGCGCAAGGGCCCAAGGGCGACACGGGCGACACTGGGGCACAAGGGCCAAAGGGAGACAAGGGCGATACTGGGGCGCAAGGACCCAAGGGCGACACAGGAGCACCCGGAGACTCTACAGCCGCCAACGCAGCCGCCGAGAAAGCCAATGCAGCAGCCGAGAAAGCCAACACGGCAGCTGACAAGGCTAACAACGTTGTCTCCACGATGGAGGGAAACATGCTTGCGAATGTCAGTGAAGTGGAGAAGAAAGCCAATGAGGCTAAGGACACCATAGCAGGGCTTGTGAACGGGCTGAGTGTGACACAGACCACCGGCGACTCTACAACAAGCGTGATGAGTCAGAGGGCTGTAACGGATGAGCTTGCAAAGAGTGGGTTTGAAATAACCATGTACCGCTTTATCGGATTGAAAGACATCGAAAAGGTATTTTACGACAAGTACTGGGACATGTCAGGTAATCCTCATGCCGTGACGACGAAGATAGAAAAGGTAAAAGGCGTACTGATAAAAATGCCTCAAACAAGGCTGATATTTTACAATTTAGGCTATGGTAATTGGAATACCGCTTGGTATTGCGACGGCGTAAACGACGACGGGACACTTGTAAACGCAGTGTGGACTCAGAACAAGAATGGCTCCAACCTGCATGACAGCACGCATAAATATATCTTTATCGCACAGCTTAAAGACGTCGACAACATATTGCTTGGCATATATGAAGCAGGTGGATGGGCCAACGGCTTGTGCGTCATCGAGGAAAACTTTACGGGAAAGGACGCAATAGAAAAGTCGTTGCTGTATGACCAGGAAGCGACAGAAATATTGTCAGCATATAAGGCAGGCGCTAATAAAAACAGCAGGTATAACTTCAGGGTGAACGGTGATTATATGCGTACGCTCGCATTATTCAAGTACACTACAGCAGACGTCCCTCTTGTGAGGCATATCCCTTATTTTGAGATAAGCTACGCCCCGCTTTTCAACAGTTTTATAAATCTTCGTAGCATTGATTTCGGAGGATATGGCGTAGTAAACGCAATGTTTGCAGACTGTCTTAGCTTGGAGGAAGTAAGAGGCTTTGAGGCTGCCCCGACGACAGACATACCACAGTCGTGCTTCAGCAACTGTAGAAAGCTGAAGAACATAGAGCTCCCTGCGGGGCTGACAAGCATAGGGCAAAATGCCTTCGCTGGTTGCACTTCCCTTGCGCTGAAGGAGCTCCCTGCGGGGCTGACAAGCATAGAATTGAATGCCTTCCAAGGCTGCACGTCCCTTGCCCTGACAGAGCTCCCTGCGGGGCTGACAAGCATTGGGGCTGGTGCCTTCAAAGGCTGCACGTCCCTTGCCCTGACAGAGCTCCCTGCGGGGCTGACAAGCATTGGGGCTGGTGCTTTCCAAGGCTGTACTTCCCTTGCCCTGACAGAGCTCCCTGCGGGGCTGACAAGCATTGGGGATTTTGTCTTTCGTAATGCTGGCGGTACAGAGATTGTAATTCCAGACAGCGTAAGTCTTGAGTTAGGTAGTATGTTCTATGAATGGCACGGGTATAAAGTGACGATTGGCAAAGGAATAACGAAGATGGGTAGTGATTTGTTTTGGAATAGTGGCGTAAACGGAGCAAGGGGAGTGCTTGTGATGCGGTCATCGACACCACCTACACTTTTTGGAACACATAGCTATGGTAATATCTCGAAAATATATGTTCCCGACGATGCCGTGGACGCATACAAGACAGCTACCAACTGGTCAGCGTTAAAGAACAAGATATATCCAGTTAGTGAAATGACAAATTAATAACAGTTTGATATGACATACGACAAAGATACAAACACCCTTACCGCAAGTGGGGGTAAGGTGCTGAGAAGGAAGGCAGACGGCATGGTGTACGGAGAAAGCATCTTGCTTGGAAAGACGTGGTATATAGGTGGAAAGAAGCTGGACACTCCGCATGATGACGTACCCGAAGACTTTGAGGAAACTGAGATACCCCACGAGAGTATCGCTGATGAGCCTGCGTTAACTGATGAGATGAAGTCGCAGGAGCTCGAATATGCCAAGAGAGAGAAAATTAGGGAGATTGAAGACTACGACGAATCCGAAGCCGTGAACTCATTTTCGATAGGCGGGGTGCGGATGTGGCTGAGCTTTGATGAGCGCACCCGCATACGCAGCTCCATTGACGCCTACAGGAATGAGGGGAAGAAGACTATGACTAAGTGGTTCGAGGGGAAGGAGTTTACATTCGACCTCGACACGTGGCAGGGGATGCTCGACAAGCTGAGTGTCTATGCCAGTGAGGCACTGAACGTCACTGAGGGTCACAAGGCTGAAGTGGAGGCGATGACTGATATTTACTTGGTTAGGGGGTTTGATGTGGAAGAAGGGTACCCGGAGAGGCTGAGATTCTGAGGGCTATAGGGGGATAGGGGCTATAGACGCTATAGAAGCTATAGGAGAGATAGAGGCTATAGGGAGAATGGGGTCTATGGGGTTTATGGGGTGGATGGGGGATATGGGGGGGATAGAAGCTATAGAAGGGATTAGGGGACTGGATTAAAAAAGGACATTGAAATGAGGATAGAAGGAGAGATAGTACTAACGAATGTCGATGACGGGAAACCGGCAAGCAATGTGCTGATAGAGTATTCCGTCAGCGGGGGTGAGCCTTGGAGCAGCACCTACGCCGACGGGTACAAGTGGTTCCGCATATCCACTGATGGGGGGATGACGTGGAGCGCGCCGATGAAATTTATCGGCGACAACGGGACATCTGTCACCATCAAGGGAACTGCGCTTGGGCACTTTAAGGAGGGTGAGAGCATTCCGAGCGGGCTCGCCACGGGCATCTACCTGCAAGACCCGATGATGGCTTACCGCATCAATAATGATATGATGGGTAATGTCAGCGTGACGGCCGGAGACGGCTATCTGCTTAACGGATTCCTCTATGTGGCTACGCCCACCGCATGGCAGAATGTCGGGCAGATTAAGGGTGATAAAGGCGAGCCAGGTGTGAACCCTGCGTGCTACAGGCTCATTCAGGACGGGTACGGCATGTGCACGGCAGGTCTTGTGCTGGGCACCGACGCAAGCGGGAAACCCACCGTGAGCGTGGAGATGGCCATTGACCTCAGTTTTTCGATATACAAGTTCGTTGGCGATAGCGCAGAAAGGCTTGGAAGCAGCAAAGACTTTACCGCAGAGTCCATGTTTGTGCCAGCATGGAAAGTCACATGCGGGGGTATCACTTTGCAGACAGACAACACCGGGGACGGTTTCGATGTAGAGTGTGATGGAACCGTAGACGATAAAGACATTGCAGGCATCCTTGTGAGCATGTCAGCCGTGAAGGTTACGCTGAAACAGGGTGACAAAGTTTGGGACACCGTGACCGTGCCCGTTGTCACCGACCAAGGACAGGCCTACAGCCGAACAAAGGCTATGATGGAGAGCATCTACACCAACAAGGAAAACTTCTCTGTTTATAAGCAGCAGGCCGACAACATCTCGGAGATGGTGTACAGCCACGGCCGGAACCTGCTCTACGACGCAGGTTTCACGGACTCCACTCCCACCCTTGACGGCACGATGAAGATGAGACGCTTTCAGACCTCGGCGGGCAACACCGTGACGGTGAACGGCGACGGCACACTGACCATCAGCGCGAGCGGCAACACAGACTATCAATATACCGGCGTATATTGGTACGTTCCCATCGAGGCACTGGGATTCTACACCGCCAGCGTGGAAGTGGTGAGCTCAAATATTGATGACGGTTCTTTCGCCATCTATACCGCAAGCGCCGACAGAGTGCAGGAACAAAACCAGATAGGCTACACGGCCATTAACAAGAGCTCGGCAGGCAAGCGAGTGAGCGTGACTACCAATAAGGCACTGACGGAGGCAGATTTAGGAAAGTGCATAGAAGTATATGTTGTAGTACCGCAGAATGGGACGATAAAGATAAAGTGCCCGCAGCTGGAGAGAGGGAAGGAAGCAACGACGTGGACGCTGAGAGGCCTCGATGACGGGCTTATGAAGGCTGGAGTGGACGTAGAGAGGGGCACCGTGACGCAGTATGGCGACCGCTTCAAATGGATGGATGCCAAGGGGAAAATGATTGCAGGTATGGACGCTGATGGAAATGCCACCTTCAACGGCATCGTGCACGCTAAGGGAGGTGAGTTCACCGGGAAGGTGACAGCAGAGAGCGGGAAGTTCACCGGCGAGATAGAGGCTCAAGGCGGCAAGATAACTGGGGACATCGACGTAAAAGGAACATTAAATGGCGGAACAATTAGAGGCGCAACCATAGAATCACCCATCCTGCAATGGGATGATGACTCAATACAACTTAACGATGGGTGGCTTGAGTTCAAGGGTGATTTGCTGTCGAACTACACCTTCCGACTCGGAGACGCCTACGTGCGCGGGTGGTTCGGAGCCTACCAGCGGACCACACTTGTGATAAAAGGCAGGAATGCCACGCTTTATTATGGAAACCGGGTGTCCGTTGCTACAGCCACATTCCAGCTGACTTATAACGGTTACAATAATACGACTTATATTGTGATACCCTGCTATATAGCGAGTTTGTATCTTTCGGCGTCGGAGAATGTTGCGGGGGTGCCTATAGACACCATCATGCTGCAAGACACTGGGTCGGACTGCTATTACATGCTTGACATGCGGTCTTTCCAAAAGGTAACAGTGATGTCGATAAATGACAAGAATCAGAGCAACTGGATTTACAAGAACGGGAACCTACAGCGCGTGGCGGGCGGACTTTATTTCAACGTGCATCAAGTGCCTCCTGAGCTGATGACACCGCAGCCGAGTGCTTCTATACCCGGTGCCGGGCAGATGTGGTCGGCGGCTAATAATAATGACTGGTGAGGATAGAGGGGGCTATGGGGTGAATGGGGTTTATGGGGGTTATTTTTTTTTGGGGGGGGATAGAAGCTATAGTAGATATAGAAGCGATAGAGGATATAGATAGACAGATTGACTTTAAAGATAAGGAGTAATTTTATGAAGAAGATTTTGGAAGCTTGGGACAAGATGAGTAAGTGGCTGTGCAGGATTGAGAGCGACAAGTACGTGCACTTGATTGCAGGGCTGTGGATAGGGTTCGTCGTGTCGGCGGTGATGGAGGTCACTACTCCGGGATGCTACGCTGCGGCTTATGCGCTGATGGGTGTAACTGGGGCTGCTGCTGCGGGGCTTGCTAAGGAGATTGTAGACTTTCTGCGGGGCGGCAGGTTCGACGCAGGGGATGTAGTGGCTACCGTTGCAGGAGGAGCCATGGGTGGCTTGCTGTGGATGATGTAGAGGGGAACGAAAAGAATAAAAAAATGAGCGTTATGGGCGAGATTAAAGGTTTTTTGATAGCTTCATGGGTGGCATTGGTGAGTTTCTTCATGCCGATCGGTGATTTCATGATGGCAATGATAGTACTGTTTATTGTCAACTTTACATTTGGTCTGATAGCAGACATAGCGAACGGTGGCTGCTGGCAGAACAAGAAGGCACTTCAGTTTTTCGGACAGAGCACAGTTTTCTTCGTGCTCATGCTGAGTGTGCTGACGGTAGGCGACAAGCTACACGACCATGAAGGGGCGATAAGCGGCGTGAAATATCTGTGCTCGATGGCAACATACTTTTTCGCGGTAAATATCAGCCGCAATTGGACGATGATTGCTCCGAGGGGCAGTGTGTGGTACAAGATTGCGAGTTTCTGTTATTACGTGCTGAGCGTTCAGTTTGTAGAGAAGATACCGTATCTGAAGAAATTTATAACTGACAAAGGGGAAGATAATAAGGGATAACGAAGATGATAACGAAAGAACAACTGCTGAAGATAATGCCGAACGCTGCGGGAAGGGTTGACAGCTTTCTGCCGTGGCTGAATGAGTACATGCCGAAAGCGTATATCAATACACGTATGCGGGTCTGCCATTTCCTCGCTCAAATAGCGCATGAGAGCAGCGAGATGAGGTATGTGAGAGAAATAGGCAGCGGGGCGAAGTACGACACTGGGTCACTGGCCCGAAAGCTTGGGAACTCTCCACAAAAGGACGGTGACGGTGAGCGGTATAAGGGGCGCGGGCTGATACAGCTGACCGGAAAAACAAACTATGCGGCTGCAAGTAAGGCTGCGGGCGTGGACTTCGTGGGGCATCCGGAATGGCTGGAGCTGCCCCGTTGGGCTGTGTGGTCGGCTTGCTGGTACTGGCAGGGTCGCGGGCTTAATGCGCTTGCTGACAGGGACGAGCTGACCAATATCACAAAGCGGATTAACGGGGGAACGAATGGACTACAGGACAGGCTGAAATATCTTGGGAGGGCTAAGAAGGCCATTCCTGGGGGATAGAGGATATAGGGGGAATAGAAGCTATAGATATTATAGAAGGGATAGAGATTTAGAGATGATTATGGGAAAGGGTTTTTGTGAGTTATTGAGGACGTGGTGGCCTTGGTTGGTGGACGTGGCAGTGGTGGTGTTTGTGGTGCTTTTGCTGTGCTCTTGCTCTACTGCTAAGACGGCTGCAAGGGTGAGGGAGATGGACTCGGTGATGGTGAGATGGAAGACGGTGAGAAAGGACTCCGTGGTGGTGAGGGACTCTGTGAGATGGGTGACTCGGACGGCGGTG